GTGAAACTAAACTTTGTAGTTGAGCCCCTGAGGTAGGCGCCAGACCTGCTGCTGTTTGTAAAAAAGGTGCAAACGATCCTAATCCACCAGCCTTAGCAATTGCATCTTGAGTTAGTTGTCCTTGCCCTGCAACAAACTGTGGACCAAAAACTTTAGATAGATCGGCTGTTTTAAATTGTCCGGTTGCTTTTTGTAATTCATCTAAAAAAGTTTTACCTGCAGCCTCAATAAAGGGTGCTGGCCTTGTTATTGATGATACTGTTTCTACTGCCATTATACTACTTTACTCTCTAATTGTTTCATGGTGTCATACATAATTTGAGCACCTTTATTTATGTTACCACCACCTGCTGCTCTCACAGCATCAGCAGTAAATACAAATTCGTTATTTGATAACATTGCTGGAATGTCATCTGCTTTTTCTTTTACACCAACTGGAGGTATAAATCCACCAGTTTCTCTAAGATCTAATTCTGTCACGCCAACCTTATTTTGTCTTATTGGTAGACCCTCGATGCCTGCTGCTTGCATAGCGTTTTCACTAGCTGTGTCTCCCATAGCATAACCTATACGTCCACCTTCTGCTGCCTCTTGTTTTTGTTGCATAACTTTTTTTCTACGCATATCCTCTTTGTATTCCTTCATTAATCTTTCCATATTACCTTTTTTATCAAGCATTTCTCTTTCTCTTAAATATTCTTCGAAAGAAGGAGTCCCATTTGAATAACCTATACGTCCACCCATAGCTCTATATTCTGCTGTGTTCTCTTGTACAAACTGAAATACTTCTTCATCTGTAGCATTAGGATTTAAATTTTTATATCCTCTGGTTAGATAACCAGTTAGTGAGTCTAAATCTACTTCAGCGTTTGGATCGCTAGTGTCTAATCCACCTGCTTCTGCTGCGGATATTGCAGCTGATCCTAATGATCCTATTGCAAATGCGCCTAGTGTCTTTGCTCCTTTTTCACTTAATCCAAAAGTAGGTAAACTTGGTAAACTCATGCCTTCAAAAAAACCTTTTACTTTAGGTCCACCATAATATAATGCAGCGGCAGCTAATGCTGCTTTTCCTAAATCTGATTTAGCTACACTCTTAATACCTTTAGCTACACCTTTGACAGCACCTTTAACACCTTTACCTATTGACTTAACAAAGCTACCTAAACCATAATTTACTCTACCGCCATAGGCCATAGCTTTTTCATTAAATATTTCTCTAGCTTTTTTAGCTGCTTCTTCAAAAGAAAAACCTTCTTCTAAAAGTTGTTCAAATATTTGTTCCAATGCTCTTTCGTTAGCATCATCTGACATAGCCATTTGCATATCTTGATTAGGTCTTAAATCACCTTTTAATACAATATTTGGTGCACCTGCTTCGAATTCTTTTGCTTGTATAATGTCTGTTATTGCCATAATTTTGTCTAAATTTAATTTATAGGGCAGGCGTACTTATCCTGAAATATCACACTTTATTTGATTTTTTTACTATCGTCAATAGCTGGTTTTAGATTATCAAAAAACCTACCACAGAACTGATGCTCACCCACATGAGTTATATAATCCATGATATATAGGTACACTTTACCACCCATATCTGTCCATCTTTGACAGAAACCAAAGTCTTCACCAAAATAACGTTTAGTTTTAGGGTCATGAATAGTATCAAAAAAATTATAAAAATTTTCTTTTGTGACTTCTTTTCCGTTAATATTGGTGGGTTGATATATTTTTAATTCAGGATAGTGTTTTATCATTTTTTCTAATACAGTTCTTTTAATTAACATACAGCCGGTTGGAGCATGTGTTGCCTCTACAATACCTAGTTTAGATTCTATATGATTCTGATCTTCTAGTTTTATTGGAAAGGTATACCCAGGTCTTTTTAATTGATCTGCATTCTGTGCCTTATCTTTTTCTTGAAATATCTTGTCCCAGTCTAATGACTTCATTGGGTATGGACATGCAATAACATCTTTATCAGCTTTTAACATTGTCTCTATAGTTTGAAAATTAAAGTCAATATCAGAGTCTATAAATAATAAATGTGTATACCCATCTTCGTGATTTAACATCTCAGCTACACATAGATTTCTACCTTGAGTAACTAAAGAAGATTGCATTAATGTAAAACTAACAAGTATTTTTCTTAGTATACAATCTTGTTGAAATTTTAATACTGCTTGACAATAGTGCATAGACACGTTTCCATGCACAGGTGTGCAAACCATAATTTTATGTGGAGATCTACCAGGTGGATCTGATAAATCTATTACTTCAGTGCGTGTATTAGATTGTTGAATAGTTTGATAAGTATCTTCGTTAAACCAAATAGGCTTATTAGGATTTTGCATTAATAACTCCTTTTAAAAATGTTGTCCATTGCATAGCAATCTTATTCCAGTTGTAATAAATGTGTGCATATCTTGATTGAGAGTCTAAATGATCATGTATTTGTTTTTGATCTAATGTGTGTGATGCTTGCTCTATACCAAAACCAAATTTTTGTGCCATCGCTCTGTGGTTAGAATCGTACGGTATGTACATTGGAAACTCTGCACCTGTTTCATATAAAGCACCAAAATCATCCACGATACAATATAAACCTGCAGCCATACATTCTAATAATGATATACAAAATGTTTCTTCAAAAATACTTGGATAAACATACATGTGATAATTTTTTAAATTATCTTTTATGTATTGATTAGGTCTGTAACCAAGATAATTAACATTAGGTAATTTTTCTGCTTGTTCGTAAAGTTCTCTATATTCATGGTCGTTTTGATCATAGAATTGTTTACCATAAACTTCTGTAGATGAATATACATCTAAGGTAACCAAAGGATTCTTTACTAATTGCATTGCACCTAACAACACAGATAAACCACGCCAAGGTGTATTTTGATGTATTATTTTTATAGGTTTACCTTTTTCGTATGGTTTAGCTTTTTCTATTTTGTCAATACCATTTTTAATAACCACAGATCTGTTAGTTGGTATATTAAAATGGTCTCTAAATTTTTCATATGTCCAGTGTGAATTAAAAACATACCAATCGTATTTATTATGATTTGATGGATTACTAAACCAAGGAGCTAAGTTAGGTTGATCGTAAGAATTTTTTTGCCAAAGTATATTGGGTTTACTTGGATGTAATGGTATCTTTTCAGGTACTGAAGTACAAATTTGTACTTGATCTAATAAATTTTTATCGACGTATTTTTCTAAATACTCGAATTGTAATTCTGTTCCGCCTTTAGGGTTTTGGTTTCGTATTATCATTCATTACTTTCTGGAAGACTTCTAAACCTTTATTGGTTACCTGAACAGTAACGTCTTGTACAATATCAGGTCCTTCTTTCTTCTCTTTATATGTTTCACCAGTTTTTGTATTTCTATATGTTACTATAGTTGTACAATCTATCTTTGGTAAATTATCCGTTTTCATTCCTTCTATCTATTAAAGCATAACTTATCAGGCCTTGTATCTTACCACTACCTGTAGCTGCTTGCACAGTTATAGCATCTCCTGCTTCTAAATTCAAGCCTTGAGGTGAAGCGTTTACTTGAGATTTAGCTGCCACGTCATCTCTAAAAAATTCATATTCTGTGCTTGAATCAGATGAATCAACAAAATTCATGTTTACTAGAATGGCTGATGATGCATCGTTGTTTGCACAATATATACTTTTAACTATGATTGTCCCATCTGTA